CACCACTTGCACCCGGCTGTACCGCGCGTCGCCGACATAGCCGATGGACCGGGGGAACCCGTCTTCCGCCCCATCATCAATCACGGCAAAGATGCCCGCTTCACTGATGGCGGCGCCCAACACATGGCTGTCATCCACCACCGGCGACCAATTGCTGCCATCCTCGCTCTCGTCGAGCTGCAGGGAGATCGTATTGACCCCGGACAGAGTGTCACCGCTGATGCCGATGAGCACGACATGCTCCACGCTTTCAAAACCCTGCCGGTCGACAGGGGCGCCCGCCCGGCTTGCGCTTGTCACCGCCGGGTCGAGGGTCTGGATGAGACCGAGGTTTGAATGAAGATCACGCATGAAGAACCTCCTTAAGATGTGCCGAATTTCAGAAGCTTGATGGCTTCGAAATTCTGGATGCCGCCGCCAACACGTTTGGTGGTGTAGAAAAGGACATAGGGTTTTGCGGAATAGGGATCGCGCAGAACCCGAATGCCCAGCCGGTCCACAATCAGATAGCCCCGCCGGAAATCGCCATAGGCCATGGAAAAGGCGTCGGCTCCGACATCGGGCATGTCTTCAGCTTCTGCGATGGGCACATTCATCAGTCTTGGGGCTTCGCCCGCCGCAAGACTTGGCTGCCAAAGATAGTGGCCGTCGGCGTCCTTGAACTTGCGGATATGAGACTGGGTCTGCCGGTTCATGACAAAATGCGCATTGGCCCGGTAACCGGACTTCACCGCATAGACAAGGTCGAGCAGCACATCAGAAGGGTTGCTTGCCGGAAAAGCGCCCGACGCTCCCGTTGCGATGTAACCAACCTTGCCCCAGGCCCAGCTCGCATTGTCAACTGCGTCATAGGAGAGGAACCCGCGCGGTTTGCGCACCCCATCCCCGGACACAAAAGCCGCGCCTTCCTGTTCCGCAAAAGCGGTTTGAACCTCCTCGGCGATCCACTGGTCGAGATTGACGGCATTGTCGTCCAGCAGCGTCGAGGTGGCCGCTGGCATGGCATAGAGTTCCATCACCGGAAATTCGAGTTCGGAAATCCTTGGGCCGTCGGTCTGCGCGCGCGGTTCGGTTTCGCCCACCCAGCCGGTTGCGGCTCCTGTGGTTGCAAACGGTTTCTTGTAAGACGCCGCGCCGATCTGCCGGACACCAGCAATAGTGCGAATGGGCGATGCTTCCGACACCACCCGGTCGATCAGGCGTTCGGTTTCTGATGGCACCAGATAACCGCCATCTGGATCTGACTGCGCACTCAGTGCTTTTGCCTCCAGCGTGCGAAGCGTACCGGTCTCGCCACGTCGTACGTAGGTGTCGAACGCCATTTTGTGGTCGCGTGACGCCGGGGTCAGGGTCGAGAGCCCGCCCCTTTCTGGCCGAGAAAGCGAGAGAGCAAGACCATCCACCGTTTTCTGCTGCAGATCGAGCGCCGCATTCAGGCGATCTACTTTTTCAACGGTAACCACATCCGCCGTCGTCTTTCGTTCAAGCTCGCGCAGCCGATCATCATTGGCCTGTTTGAAGCTTTCGAAGCGGGTCATGAATTCGTCAAAAGCATCCCGCACATCGTGCACTGCCGGGCTTCCCAGATCGGTGCTCTTTCGCTCCGGCGCCCCCTTTTGGCGGGTTCGGCCGTTGGGGTGGGAGGTTTGTGTGTTCAACGTATGGCCGATGCGGCCCACATTGCTCTTCCTCATGAGAGGCATAGTCGTCTCCTTCGTCATCGCGACGTGTTGTGACTGGTTTCAAGGTCAATGAAGAAAGCACTCACCCGCGACCCGAATGGTGCGGGCAAGGCCAGCAAGGTCGACATCAACTAGGCCCGCATCCCGCGGGGTCAGTGCCGCCTTATATCCACCCGCGATCAACGCGCGGGCCTGGTGTCTGCTGAAGCCTGCATCCCGCAGGAGCCAGCGTTCGAGTTCTCGTGCCGTTGGCAGGACCCTGGCCTTTACCGTGGCCACCCGCGCACCGGGCTGCATGGGGAAAGTCACAATGGAAATTTCCCATAGATCGATTTCGACTAGTCGCCGTATCCCTGTTCCAGCATCGCGCACCGCTGTCACCGTATGAAACCCGATGGACAGGCCATCCAGCGCACCGGCTTTCATGAGCGCATGAACTTCGCGGGCGCGGGTCACATCAAGGGTGAGGCGACCGCGCACATAAAGCCCACGCGCATCCTCGCGAATTTCATCCCACACACCGATGGGCGCGCCCGGATCGTGCTGAAACAGCATCCGCACACCCGCCGCGCCTCGCTTGGCAAGGCTCGCACCAAACGCGCCGCGCTGAACCAGATCGTGACCCAGATCTTCGGCTCCAAAAAGACTGGCATAGCCTTCGAAGGCGCCAGCTTCATCCACATGGTCAATATTGAATGACGCCCGTTTGGTTTCTCCTGGTCCCTGTTCCGATTTCAGCTCTGGGTCGATTGACCGATGTGTCTGCATGTTTCTCCCAGTCACAAAAAAGGCGCTCTTCACCTATTGAAAAGCGCCATCCAAATTCTCTGCATTCGATCGCGGTCACTCGCCAGCAATCACCCGGTCCAGTTTCCGTTCAATGCGCTCCAGTGCTGCGCGCATGAAAACACTGTGCTCCTCAAGCCGGGCGGTGCGCTCGCCGAGATCACCCCCATCCGTTACCTGGCGTTCCAGCTGATTGATCCGTTCCGTTGCCGCGCCTGCCCAGGTGAGTGCGCCAGCGGTTTGTATGAGGATCGCCATAATCAGCGCGAGGGGCACACGTCTGTCCAGATGCCACCGGCTCCCTGTTTCGCTCCCATTGTCATCATCGCTCATGAAGAGGTCCGCCTTCGAGGTTCATAACCAACGACAGCTCGTTTCTCATCTTCACTCAGAAAGTCTGCGTCCTTCAGCCGCGCCCACAGGCCGTCGCGCTCAACACCCAGAGCGGGCACGGCGTCGAGATCCACATCAAGGCGCAACCCCTCGCCGAAACGTGGCACCAGCCAGTTGGACAGGGCGGTTACGGTTTTGCGCACCAGCGGCAGGATCGTCTGACGCCACAGCACCAGATTTGCCTCCTTGTAATTGGCAAACGTGTTGTCGCCGGGAATGCCCAACAACATGGGCGGCACGCCGAAGGCCAGAGCAATTTCGCGCGCCGCAGAATTCTTCGTCTCGTTGAAATCCAGATCCTTGGGCGCAAGCCCCATCTGTTTCCAATCCAGACCCCCTTCCAACAGCAACGGGCGCCCGGCATTGCCTGCCCCGGAATAGTTTTCTTCCAACTCAAGCTTCAGGCGATCGAACTGTTCGTTCGTCAGGGTCTGGTCCCCGTTCGTGCCTTTGTAAATCAAGGCCCCGGAAGGACGTGCCGAATTGTCGAGCAGCGCCTTGTTCCAGGCGCCCGCGGCATTGTGAATATCTATGGCCCGCGCGGCGGCTTCCAGGGGGGAAAGGCCATAGTGATCGTCGGTCGGGTGAAAGGCCTTGAGATGCAAGATCGGATGATCCGGCTCATCGGGAAACCGCATTGTCCGCCCATTGACGGTATATTCGTAAGCCTCCGGCCACCCGCGCATGCCCGGCACGACTTTCATCCGGTCGGGGCGCAGAACATGAAGCTCCCGCACTTTCTCACCAATGCGCACCACTTCCAGATAGGCGTTGCCCGCGACCTGTAAGTATCCGTACCAGGCTTCCAGCAAGTCAGCGCCTCCCTCCCCGGGATTGGGTCGCCGCAAAAGCGTGAGCAGCGGATGTGTTTCCAGTTCGCGCTCGCTTTCATACAGGAGCCACGGCACGGACGCCGCCGCCTCGGCAATCATGCGAACACAGCGGAACGCCACCGCGTTTTGTTCGTACCCTTCCCGGGCGAGCTGGTCATAATTACGCGGGGTCCATACCGGCTGCCCCAGTGAGCTGAGGGCAATCAGCGAACCGGTCGCACTCGCCTTCACATGTGCAGGCCCGGGCTGTTGGCTCCTCCGTCCAAACATGCGGTGCCAGAGGCCCGCCTCTGTTTGGGTTGCGGTCTGTGTCTCGTTCATCGCGTTCCCTTAAAGTTAGAGCCGTCGAATGGTCGGGTTGCCAGCCCCGCGCATCAAATCCGTGATCGCCCACACCAGGGCGTCCAGCCGGTCGGGGCTTTTGCCTCCGGTTCCGGTGAAATTGCACAATTGGTCTTCCAGTTCGGCAAAGGGCTTGGCGTGGCGCACCCGCCCCTGCTCGTAAAGCGCTGCAATGGGTTCTGCGCGCACCCACTTGCCCCGGGTTGCCCGCACCTGCCGGATGGGCAGATGGGGGGCCACCTGTTGCAGCACGGCGGTTACCATTTCGCCGCCCTGATTGACCTCCGCCACCACCCGGTCCGCCTCAAACGCGTCATATGCATCTGCCACCCGGCGCGCCCAGTCTGCCGGTTTCAGGCGTCCGCG